TTTGTACTAGAAAAGTCTGCTGCGTTTACATTCCAACCACCTGCTGAACCGTCAGTAAGTGTGATTGTCATATTATCTGTAGAAGATATTTTTGCGTTTGTTATTGCGTTTGCACTTATTTGAGCGGTAGTTACATTTACACCACTAATTTTTGCAAAAGCAATACCTGTAGCGTTTATCTGTGCATTATTGATAGAACCCGCAGCTATTTGTGCGTTGTTTATTGTTCCTGTTAATTTGTCTGTTCCCACAGCACTAATCATAGCATTGTTAATGTCTCCATTACCTACACTAATTTTTGCAAAATCAATATTTGTTGATGCACTAATCATTGCATTTGTGATAGAGTTTGATGCGTTTATTTTTGCAAAGTCTATATTAGAATTTGATGCAATACTTGCATTTGTAACTGCACCTGTTTTAATTTTAGCATTAACAATTGCATTTGCTGCAATATTGTTTTCTTCAATTCCACTAGAATCTATAACAACACTATTAATTGTATTTGCTTGAATTTCATTATTCGTTATAGTACCAGCAAGTATAGCTGCTGCTGTAATTTGATTTGCTCCAATATGTGTATTATCTATCTCTCCTGCAACTATTTGAGCTGCTGTAATACTGTTTGCAGTCATATGACTATTATCAATACTACCTGCTATAATAGCTGCTACACCAATACTGTTTGTTGCTATTTCACTTGTGCCTATAGCCCCTGCTACTATTGCTGTTGATTCTATACTATCTGCAGAAATGTGACTTGAATCTATAGCATCTGCTATAATATTGACTGCACCAATACTATTTGTTGCTATCTCTGAACTTCCGATAGCACCTGCTATTATTGCGGCGCTTCCTATTGAATCTGATTTTATCTGTGCGGTATCTACAGCATTTGCTGCTATCAAGTCTCCTGTGACTGCATCTGATAAAATTTCTGCGGTGTCTACAGAGTTAAGAGCTATTTTAGCATTATTAATTGCATTGTTTGCTATTTGTAAACTTTCTACTGCCCCTGTTATTAGTTGTGCAGTATCTACAGCGTTTTGTGCTATTTTTGTACCTACTACTGCATTGTCTGCTATAATTATACCATTTACACTTCCTGCGGTAATTTGAGTACCAGTTACAGAGTTTCCTGCAAGTATAGTACCATTTACAGAGTTTGCTTTTATTTCTGATGAATCTACAGAGTTTCCTGACAATTCTATACTAGTAATTGCATTGGCTGCTATAGCAACTGCTGCTACTGAGTTAGCTGCTAGTTCTACTGCTGTAATACTATTCGCAGTTACTGTGAATGTTCCTACTGCATCTGATGTAAGTTGAGCCGATGTAATACTATTTGCTGATATAGCTACTGTTCCGATTGAGTTTGCCGCTATCTCTGAGCTACCAATACTATTTGCTTCTATACTTACTGAACCGATTGAGTTTGCTGCTATCTCTGAGCTACCAATAGCATTAGCTGATATTGCCGCTGTTCCTATTGAATTTGCTGAAATATGACTTGAGTCTATAGAACTTGCGGATATTTGTATAGCACCTATTGCATTTGCGGCTATACCTACATTTGTAATTGCATTCGCAGCTATAGTAACTGTTGTTACTGCTCCTTCTCCTAGCTCTCCTTCTACTATTTCTTGTTTGTTTGTAAAAGGTGATAAAGTATAAGTACTTCCGCTTCTATCTATTTGAGCTATTACACTATCACTAGAGCCATCATAATCTTGTGCTTGTTTGAATACTTTTTCTGCTGAATGTGCTTTTGTTGAAGAAGTTGTAATTGTCATAGCAGTATTACTATCTATAAAACCTACGGTAGATATATGTCTATCTGCACCTTCTCCTATAATTACGACATCTCCTGCTTCGAATTGAGTTTCAAAAGTAGTGCTACTACCAATTAATTCTACAGAATTTGCAGGCATTGTTACTGTACCTGTTAGTTCAGTAAAGTCTTCGTTTGCTTGATTTAATCTTTTAAAATATCTAAAATTTAATTTGTTGCCATCAGCATCTGTTGCTGTTGTATCTTGTGAAACTATTATAGGTCTTAAACGGTCAGTGGTACTGTAATCAAACATAAGGAATGCAGTATCTCCGTCTGCCATTCCAGGAAACGATTGAGTAATTGTATTTGAAGCACCATTTGCTATTATTACTGGATCAACTTCTGAAGGTGGTTGAAAAACATAGTCGTTAGATGCAAGAGTAACTGTACCATTAGAGCTATTTATAGACATACTAGTAGTCAAGATACCGCCTCTCATAAGGCTTCCATTCATACCGCCATTTACTTGTTGATCAGTAACTTGTATGTGTTTTCCACTAATTGTTATTCTTCTTTCTACCCAGTCTGATTTATGCCCGGCTGTGTTTACAGTTCTTATTCTTACTTTTCCAATCCTGACAGGAAATGCATTCTCTATTGTGTAGCTACTTTCGTCTCCAGGTATGCTTCTAAGTCTAAGGTTTCCTTTTTGTCCTAAACTTTTAAAACCTAAATTTGTTGCTAATTCATAATGAGATAAGTGTTCGTATATATCATCTAATGCACCGTCTGCATCAATTGCACCGTCTCCTTCAGTAAATGTCGTGCTGTCTGTTCTTTGGCTTTTAGGATGTTCCCATTGTGTTAATACATCAAAAGGTTCTGTTCTACCTACGCCTTCCGCGTCAGGAGTATCTGTTGACTCAGGAACTATTGTAACTACTAAATTTGTTGGTGCTGGTACATCTACAGTAGAATCAGGTACTTCAAAGACTTCTTCTGGCTCTAAAACATATCCTCTATCTATAGTATCAAATTTACCTAATGAATAATCACTTGCATTTATTGAGTAACTCATTTTTTCAGTATCTTCTTTGATAGAAGTAATCATGTAAGTTTTTAAACTACCTTGTAGTTCAGATCCTTGCTCATCTTCTCCTGATATACTAAATATTACTTCTGAATTAGGAGCTTCGCTAAATGCTGAAGATACTGTTACTGAAGTAGTATTGTATGAAGATATTGATTGTGTTTCTACTCTTCCTTCTTCGCTCCAGTTTAATACTACAACATTTCCAGTGTCGTCTTTTACATTTGCAGCTTTTGCCGCAGTATCTATAGACGCTGCACTTTCGTCAAGTAGTACTAAGTCTCCTTGATAGTATGTTGTTGAGTTTATTATTGCAGTAGGCTGTGCTAAATAAGCACCTCCTTTTGGATAAATTAAGTGTAGTTTATAAGCTGCAGTTTGATTTAAGTAAGTAGCTAAATCTCTATCTGTTTTTATTACAGTAGTAGAAGAAGCACTAGTACTTGTAACTCTACCTGCTGTAACTACTCCTTCTCTGTCTCCATCTGCTATATTTATTACATCTCCAGGTCTTAGCATTGCACCATTTAATCCAGTACTAAATGTAGCAATTTCTTGCTCTAGCTTACTTGATAATAAATGAAATTTACCATATCTTATAGCCTGTCCTTTTGATGTACAACCAAATGCAGTTACACTTTTTGTCTTAATTTTTCCATCTCTTGCAATTTGGTCTGTATCTTCTATAACTTCTACTTGTTGTTTGTAATTCTTTTTAGGGTCAATCCAAGTTACTTTTACTTGATTAACTCTAGTTCTATTTGATGACCCTGAGTAAGCAAACTGTCCATCTAACACGTTTGATTTACTAAAAGTGTAAACAGCACCTTTTTGAATCATTGCACCTAAACCTACTTGTCCATTCTGCCATAATAACATAGATCTAATAGTTGATGAAAAATCTTTTAAAACTTTTATTGCGTTATCTTGTTTTGCTATATAAACATTACAAGTAAATCTAGGTTCTAGTCCTCCTTTTCCATCCGGCACTAATTCATCACAATATTTTGCAAGAGCAAATAAAGAATACTTATCTATTTGAGAAAAATCAAAATCTGGGTCAATATATTTTCCTAATCCATATCTTGGGTTAGTAACTAAGTCCATAAAAATCCATACAGGATTACTGGTATATACTGTGTCATAGTTGGCGTGAGTAGGGTCTGTAAATACTTTTTTATCTCCCCTAAAATTACCGTCCCAGTCCACATAAGCACTAGTATCTGCACCTGTTGTTACATTTCTAGTATAAGCTGCTGCTGTTCTTCTTTCGCCTGTGTCTCCTATTTTTTCGCTCATAGGGAAATAGTTACTAGGTACTTTTACTTTTAGTCCATAAACTTCATAAGACCTACCTGGAACACTTGCAAACTCTGCGGCATCTACTATTATTCCACCAATTGCTGTATATGGATATACTAATTTATCTGTTATTAAATTTTCTACAGCAACCACTGTAGATGCAGAAGAAGTTTCCCACTTATCTCTTTTGACTGATGAATCTGGGGATACTCTTTCTATTTTTATTCTGTAATCGTCAAATGGCTGGAATCTTGTAACATCAAATGCATAAATATAATTAAAAGGCTGAGTGCTTCTAGCTTTTACTAAACCACCGTTCGCATTTCCATATTCATAGTAACCACCTCTTTTTGAGTATAAATTAGTGCTACCAGATATACTACTTCTACCAACAACACAACTGGATTCAAAGTTACTACCTCCATCTCTAGAGTATTCAAAGAATATTCTGTTTTCTGAACCTGTCTCTCTTTTTGCACCATTTTCTTTTTGAACTATAAGTGATGAAAATTTTACAGTTACTTTTACTGTGTCTACTTCTCCTGGATTATCAACTCCCATCTGACTTGCAGTTACTATAACAGGACTTCCTGTTGGTGTTGGTGTTGCGCCATCTATAGTATGACTTAAAGCACTTAAACTTGGATATCCTGTACTGGGTACTTGTTTTAGCTCTCCACTTTGTACTTTGTAAGATATACCAGCGCTACCCACTCCTGCGGGGGTAGGTATATAAGTTTGTCCTTCTTCTTCTGAACCATGTCCGTTTCTAAAAGCCCATCCAAAATTATCATATTTGGCGGAAGGAACTACATTTGTAGTATCTGTTGGAGTAGACATAACTACTCTACCATTACTTGTACTATTTCCAGAAGGAGAAGCTACTGTAACAGTATTATTTCCTGTGTTTATTGCACTGATTGTTTTTATAAGGTCTAATGTCATTGTAGCATTAGTAGTGTTTGAACTTGGAGCATACGCTACTTCTACTGCTGAAGTATTTATAAATCTTGTAATATGAGAAGCAAAATCTGCTCCATCTAATCCAGCACCTTCTATTCTAACCATTGGCTTTAAATTACCAGGCTCAGCTAGATCACTAGACGTAAATACTATGTTTGTTCCAATAATTGTTGTGTTTCCTGATACAGTGTTGGCAGTACCATTCTTAGCGGCGCCTTGAATTAATATTTTTCTAGTACCGTGTGATAGTTTTGAGTTCTTCATGAATCCAGGACTATTATGGTCTGTAATTACTCCAGATGTAGAGTTATAGCTAGCATTTCCAGAGTATGAAATACCTTTAGCTGTATATGCTCCTAAGGAGTATGCTCTATCTCCATTTAATTTTATACTAGCGCCTTGATACTTTAAGCCTTCTATAGGACCTTCTGATATTGCATCAAATACTACAGCAGATTGATTTTTTGTTTCTCCCGATAAGTTTGTATACTGTCCAGTTCTAGTGTCCATGGCTGCTGCCGCAGATGTTGCTGCTTCTCTTGCTCTTGCGGCGTCTTCTGCTGTTTTCTTTGCATAACTCATTTTTAGTATTCCTCGTGTGGTTGATAATCTGTATTAGCTGCTTCAGACTCTGATTCACCATAATCATATCCTGTACTGTCATCTGCGGAAGAGTAAGTGCTGGATGATGATGATGAACCTGAAGCAAACGAATATCCATAAGCAGATTTTAATGTTGATTTTGTAAAAGCAAAGTTTATAACTGCTCCACCTGCATCTACTTCCCCATACGCTAGAGGTATAGGTACTCCTGGTTTAGTAGTGTTTACAGGGCCGTTGAATAAACTAGATTTTTCTCCATCAGCATTACCATCGGGGTCGCCCATCATAAGTTCTAATAATCCTTGTGTTGCCAAACTTGCACCTAAATATCCTAACCCTACAGCTACATGTTGGAAAAAACCTGCTGCTGCTTCTCCAGCCTTTGGGCCAAACTTAATACTTACTACTATCAGAATAATAGCTACTATTATTTTCTTAATTGCGTCTTTTATAGAACCTGCAGGTAGTGGTGTGATTATGTAAGTATCTTCATCAAACTCTTGGTCAGCCATATCATTCATATCTAAATACAAGTTTTCATTTTTAGCATACTCTCTTACTTCACTGCCTTTTTGTACAGTAAAATGTATGCCTTGGTCTTGGCATTCCATTATGTAACGTCTTAATCCACCTTTCATTGAGTCGATAGCAAGCATACCCTCCTGGATAGTCTTCACGCTTAATCTATGCTTCTCTCCGAAAAGTTTAGCTAATTGTCCTTTGAATAATAAAGTTTTCATGTAGTTGGTTCCAAAATATAGTGTTCTTTGTCTGGATATGATACGATTAAATATGGTATACCTAACGCATTACAATTATCTATATCATGCTGACTTGGGTGACAATCTTCTTCGTAGTGACTATGGACTACATATAATATTTTTGAAAT